GTAGTCAGTGTCGATGTAATACTCCCCATCGTATACTTTATTCGTTAAGCTACTTTGCACGGCACAACCAGCCACTGCCCCCGTAAGCCAATACACAAGCGAAAACTCCCCGAAAAGTTGTTCATCTACATTTAATAGCTTATTTTCTAACGAAATAATGCCCTCATAATCAGCATTTTCTGCTCTGTACACTACTGTCTGAAATTTCACGCCGTTTTCTTCTCTCATTCTCTTTGTAAATTCCACAAACAGATTGACGATTTCCTTTTTATCCGTGTTGCAACCAAGTGCTTGAAAGGCATATTTTTCTATTTTTTCCAAAAACTTTTGATAATTTTGCACTATTCTGCCTTCCCCATCTGTACCACCTGTAAGAGGCATACCTGCTGTTACCTGTAATTCTACCTCTTTAAATGTCACAAAGTCATTGCTTTTCAAATCGGATGCCGTTATTACAGTTTGCCTATCTTGTTCTACATTTTCCAAAAGCGTTTTAACAATAAAACCATTTTCTACATCGACATCATTTTCTACCACTATTGTAATATCATTCCCTCTTACACCACCGCACACCGCTGTTGCATAGGTATTTTGGGCTTTTTGGGCATTGCTATTGAGCCTGTAGCCGTACATCATTTTGGCATTTTTGAATATTTCTCTAAACATTTGCATTTGTGGGTGTGTGTAGTCATAGCCAAATAGCTTCACTGAATTTTTGAAAAATTCTTCATTTGTGACTTCTATGACTTCATTTTCTTTGCCCCAATCCGCCACAAAAGGCATTGCGACAACGCCCCTGTCAGACAATGTCATAGAAGCATTTGCTGCCGACACAAAATTGATGTAAGAACCGGGCAAAACCTTATTTTGTAATGTAAATGTACCTCCACCTAACGCCATAATTACTGCTCCTTTCTTTCTTGTTTTCCTTTTTGCTTCATCGTTTTTTCTATTTCTTCCAATTCCTTCATACTATACAATTTATCATTTTTCAGCTTTACAGTGAAAATATCTTTGTACTGTTCAAACCTCTTACTTTGTAATACATTTTGTTTTGTATACAGTTTTTCTGTTTTTTCTATGGCTTCATTTTCTTGTTTTTTCATAAACTTCTAGCACCTCCATATATTCATCATCTGCTTTCTGTTTTTTCATATAAAAATCATAATTCACAAAAAAGTGAAGAACGCCTTGTTTTATGACACCATTTCTGTTTGTCCCTCTTACTAGACTATCGTCATCTAACGCTATCAACTCCAATAGTCTTTGTAATTTTGACTGTACTTCCCAGCAATCATTATTACCACCTTTTGGAAAATAGCTTATTACAAATGTATGTTCTGCCAAAAATCGTACATCTAGCTTGTTATATTCCCTTTGACCCTCACAAAATATAAAAAAGCAAGGGCTTTCAAACCCCTGCTCTAATTCTTCTGTGAATATGTCGCATTGTGGAAATTCATTTTTAATTGCTTTTGCAATCGCTCTAATCAATTCATTTACCACTACTGCAACGCCTCCATTATAAATGCGTCCACTTTTTCCCTTATAATTTTGTCCAAATTTCTTTGTAAATCCCTTTCTGTTAGTGTTAGCATAAATTTTCCTTGTACCCAACTTTTTTTTAACCTTTTTCCTATTGCTTTTACATACCTTCCTGGTGTTTGTCTATGTCCAAATTCCACAAACTCAGCGTATTCTAAAGGATTTACAATTTCAATTTTGTATACTTCACCATCTTTTACAACACTGCTTACCCAGTTATTTTTTAATGCACCTGTTTTTCCTCCCGGTGTCCTTTCTATGACATCATCAACAAAATTTTGAGCAATTTCCTTTGTACCTTGTATACAAAAATCATCTACTGTATTTTGAAGCATTTCAAATTTATCACGCAACGCAACCAAATCTGAAAACTCAACATTTCCCCACTGTGCCATCAAGCATACCTCTTTTCTAACTCTAACACAACCTCTTTATGACTGCCATAGTTAAGCGGTTTTCCTGCACAAATAAAAGCATTTGTTTCACCTTCTTGCGTCACAATCACTTTGCAACCTTCTTTGATTTCGGTATCTGGTGGCAAAAACAGCTTTATTGTTCGTGATACTTTTGCAACGCTTTCCGTTTGTACTACTGCATTATCATCTTTATAACTTAATCTACATTTTACATTTTCCGCTTTGATTGCTAATATCGTGTTATTTATAATCCCCTGTTTTTTTTCATAATACATAATAGTACAAACACCATCGTACAACTTTTCAATATGCTTTTTCACCAAATCAGAATACTTCACCAACCTAGCCTCCTATATCTATTTAGTTGTGCTGTATAGTCTTTCAAAAACTGCATACCACTATTTTCACTTATTGCACTGGCGGACGAAAAAGCAACAGAAACATCACCTTCTGTAACACTTTTTACAGTACCTTCGGCTTGTTCCTGTCCTAAGCTTTCCGCTCTATACAAATCTACTGCCATATTTAACATCACATTTTCAAGCCCTTTGGGCACTTCATCAATATTGCAGTAGTTGCACACCATATCTTGTATTTTATCTAGCACAAATAACAATATATTGTCTTTTTCCTCACTTTTTACCCCTAGTAGCAGCTTTAGTTTCTCCAGCCTCTCCGCTTGTGTCAGCATATTCCTCACCGTCCGTATGTGCTTTTAGTGTTTCATTTTCCGCTTTTAATGCTTCATTCTCGGTTTTTAGTGTCTCATTTTCCGCTTTTAGTGTTTCGTTTTCGGTTTTTAGTATCTCATTTTCTGCTTTTAATGTTTCGTTTTCGGTTTTTAGTACCTCATTTTCGGTTTTTAATGTTTCGTTTTCGGTTTTTAGTACCTCATTTTCAACTTTTAATATTTCCACACTGTCATCATTTGAAACACCTTCTATGGTATATCCTTTTTCTCTAAATTCTTGTTCTCTTTTTTGGTCAATTTCTCTACAAATACCATTTTTATACACTTTCATATCATAACACCCCCATCAATTTGTTGCAGTATGCAAATAAATGCCCTTTGCTTTATTTTCATATACAAAGGCATCGTGATATATTCTGAACTGAAATTTCCACATATCTTTGTCTTGGTTTTCGTCTGGCGTAAACACTTTAGGTAAAGCAAATTTTACTACTTGCAATATTGCTTCTGGATATATCAGCATAAAATTGATATTTTTACCATTTTCAGACTTTTTGTAACCCCAAGCCGTGCTACCATCATTTAATTCAATTTCGCTGTAAAACCTAGAAGGTGTCACATATTTAATAGGTATACCATTGTAATTTGTCAATAGTGTACTAACACTGCCTTGACTACTCCAACTTCTAGGCAAAGCACTATTTAACAACGGCTGTAAGTTGCTATTGATGTACAACACCCTTCCTGCAATAGGTATTTCATCAGCATTTAATTGTCTTATAGCTTCGTCAATTTCTGCTATAATGTCATCTTTTGTCAATATCGCTGGTGTGGCTTTTGTAATGCCATTTGCACTTGCATACTTTGCAAAACGAAAAGCGTCTAATTCTGGCACAACATAATCTTCCATAAATCTTGCTGTGAGAATACCAAAAACGTTTTCCATTTCTTCATTGTCCATTCTGTCAACATTAAGTTCTTTTGCTCTTTCTTCTGTCAATTTTAATGTTTCCCATGTTGCACTAACATCACCTTTAGGGTAACCATTTATTCTGGAGTAGTCACCCATACCGCCATCTACATTTGTAATAAGCACTTTTACCTCATTTGTCCCCGTAAAATCAACTTTTTTTCCTGCGTCCATATTTGCCGTATTAGACAAATGTTTATAACAATCGTCTAACACTGGTACGTATTTTTTTGCAAATTCTAAAGTATTCGCCATAATTGATACCTCCCTTATTTATTTTGATTTATTCCTAATGTTCTGAATACGCTTTCTGCAAATGTATTTTTGTTGTTATTTTTGCTCTCATATCCAAAACCACTACCAGCACCGCCATCAATGCCTTGTCTATGTGTTTTTTCCACTTCAAACAAATAGCCATCGGACTTTTTGAGCCCTTCCAAATCAAGTCCTACAAGCGTACCATCTTCTTTTAACGTGATATTTTCCATATCTAGCAATGCCTTTATTGCTTTAGTATTTTTACCTTTTGCCTTCATAATCTCCATATCAATGGCACTATTTTTGCGACTATCTTGATATTGTTTTTGCAGATTTTGAGTGTCTGTTTTGTATTTTTCCTGCAATTCATCATACTTTTTCTGCAAATCCTTGTTATCTTTTGCCCCTTCCTTCAACGCCTTTATGTCGTTGTCCCTTTGAACAATCTGCCCCTCTAAGCCATTCTTAGCAACCACAACCGCATCATAATCGGCTTTAGGCACATACTCCTGTTTTAGCTTTTCGGCTATCTGCTTCTGCAATTCTTCCGCACCTTCTAAGCCTTTCAACATTTCTCCTAACCACTTCATTTTTAAAACCTCCTTCTATTTTTGAGCATAAAAAAAGAACAGTTTTTCGACTTGTTCAGGTCAATATACATATTATTTTGTTATTTAAGGGATACTTTTAGGTGATACATTTTCAATCAAATAGTTAGTAGGGTCTAAAACGAATGACCTTTTCCCCTGCTTAAATTCTTCTAATTCTTTTTCATATTCTTTTATTTCTTCTTCAATCATTCTATCAGTATATCCATATTCTTTTGCTTTTTTTATGAATTTTTCTTTATCCATTCTGCATACCTTCTTTCTATGGTTTGACCTATTTCTTTTGCAACTTTTCTAGGTTTTGGATTGTTACAATATTCTGCCCAGCCTTCTGCTATAAATTCAGCATATACTTTTTCGTTAGTATTGTTCCAAGCATATTCAGATAATTCATTTGTTATAGTGTTTTTATCCATGCTGTTAAAAAGTTTTTGAATGTTTGTTTGTTCTGAAATACCTAACATATAATCAAGTTGATGTCCTATTTCATGGTCAAGTACATATCGTATTGTATCACAACACATTGGTGTTTGTTTTATTGCAGCGTCTTTTTTCAAACATTCCATAAAATAGTTACTATTTTTTCCATAATCTCTATTTACTGTTACCCCTCTAAAGTTATATAAAAAAGTCCTTGAACTAGGGCTAAAACTTTGAGCATAATTATCTTTTGATACACGTAATCTTTCCATATATTTTTTTACTCTTTTATCAACATCAATTTCTAATTCTTTTTTATCTTTATTTGGACATTCAGCAATAGAAGCTTCTAAAAATTGTTTTTTCATCATTGATTTTAATGCTACATTACGTTCATGACATTCTCCTACAAATCCGAAATTTTGTTTTAACTCTGGGAAGCGGTCAAAAGTATCTTTTAAGCCTCTATTCCATTCATTTGCAGTAGTAATGTCTACTCCCTTATACGATGCCATTTTTATGCCCAACACATTCATTGCATAGTCATTTGCTTCTTCAATCGTTTTTGCGGGTATAAATTTCTCTTTTGATGTTATTGTATCACTTAAATGTGTATTTTTTAAGTTGTTTTGTTTCTTTTCTGCATATTCCTTTTTGAAATCATTCCACTTATCACTATTATATTTTATTTCTTGGAAATTGTCAAAGCTTCCGACTTCTTTTCTCCCCAGAACCGCCTTATATTGTTCATACTGTTTTTTATCCGCACTCTTATTTTGATGTTTTTTCTCTTGCAACAGCCACTCGGGGTCATTTTCCACAAAAGTCTTGTGCCATTCTTTGTATGTCATATCAGAAGGGACATAATAAGTTTTGCCTTCTTTGTTTCTTGCAGCTCTTTGCTGATTTTGTGTGTACTTGTCGTCAATGTTAGGTACTGTGGTACTTCTGCAATTTGGGTGAAAAGGATTGGCGGTAGTGCCTACTTTGTAGTCTTTCACATCAAATATTTTACCGTCCATTTCCCTACACAATTCACTTGTCACTATATCAAGCGTCGCAAGCACTTTATATTGCTTTACCCCTAAATTTTCGTAAGTATCTTTTCGTGAAGCAGACGCAAAAAAAGCACTTTCTGTTCTTACAAGCCTTTCTGTGGCCTTTCTCGAACTATCAAGTGCTTTTGACATATCCCTTATGATTTTTTGTGACGCTTCCCCTCTTATAATGCCCTGCGTGAAGCGTGTTTCTAGTTGATAAATCAGTTGTGTCCTATCTGTACCCCATACTCTATCAGAAAAGTTCTTACCATCTGGAGCCCAAGCCCTAGATAGCACTTTATTGATTTTGTTTTCATCAATTTTGCTGAACGCACTACCAACGCCCGTACCTTTTTGTATCTCGTAAGCCGTTCTGTAGCAGCTTTCCGTATAAATATTCTGAAATGTTTCTGTCAATCCCTTTATTTTTTGGGCTTCTAGCTTTTCTACTTGCTGCCTTAACTGATATTGTATTGCCTGTAGCCTTGTAATTCTATGAAGCGTACTGGCATTTTCTAGCTTTTTTATCCACACATCATCAAGTCCGTTTTGTTGTCCGTATGCTATGTAGTCATCAATTTCCATCTGAAAAGCCTGTCGTTGTTCACTTGTCAACAACTGTTTTGCCTGCTGATATGTGATACCATTTTCATCAGCAAATCTCATATAAAAATTGTTTATGTCCTTTTCAATTTCTGCCATAGTCGCTATGTAGTTGTTTGCAGAATGTTGTATATAATCGTCACCCTGTTTCAGCAACATCTCCATAAGCAACAAAAATCGTTCTTCCCAATAATCATTTTGTGGCATACATATCACCAAACTTTTCTAACTCTTTTTGCTCTTGTGCTTCCAATTCCTGCAATTCTGCATTGACATCTGACACAAAAGGGTGCATACTCAAAAGCGTTTTGTCCGAAACAATACCCTTACTATATTGTATCATGTTCACTGTTTCAACATCATTTGTGATAATATTTTTGTTAATATCAATTTGTATGTCATTGGCATTGTAGTTTGTACCATTTTTACTGTTGTAATCTTCTGTCACAAACCATAACAATTCTTTTATGACTTTTCTTAATTTTGCTATCATATTGCCTGCTTTTTGGTCTAGCAATGTATACTGAAATTTCAAGCTAACGCCCGATGGGGCATTACCAAATTTGTCACTATCGGTATCAACACCCATACCAAAATGAAATATATCTTTTCTCAACATTTTAAGAAACTCTAACCTACCCGCAACGGGCAATTCAACCTGTTTTGCTTCAACTCTACCGTCGTCACCCGAACCCATCATATTAACAGCCTTGTTTATCTGCAATTTTTTCATTACAGTGCTTGCTTCATCGCCACCAAAACCATATATTACCCAATACAACTCCACAAGGTCTAAAAAGTTATTTGTACCTTCACTAGATATGAGGTCATAAGCGTCAATTAAGCCTTTTATGTGCTCTAAATCGGTGGTACTGTTTCGGTTATTTTTGAGCAACAAAAAAGGCACACGTCCCCAACTATGCCCTTGTTTGTTTTTCTGAAAGCCGTCTAATGTTGTAATACTCCAATAGTGGGGAGCGGGATTGACCGAAATAGAGGTATCTTTTATAAACAAATTGCTTTCTTTTTCAATATAATATGTGACATTTTGTTTCGTCCACCATTCTACTTTTTTGCGAATATATTTTTGCCCATTTTCAACTACTGTAATATCATAATAGCGTATTACTTCAAGCAGTTCTTTCTGATTATTTGTATCGTAAATCGCTATTATCTCATTCGCTGGCACAATGCAATACTGCAATTCTCCATTATCGTCATAGTAAATGTGCAATGCCTCAAAGCCCTTACAGCTTGCCCCTGTCACCAAATCCTGCAAAACTTCATTAAAGTTGTCATTTGCAAACTCACACAACATTTTTTCATATGCTTTTTGTTCTGTATTTTCTTCTGCACCAGATACTTTAATTGTGGGTTCTTTGCTCACTAAATAAGCGGTTTTTTGGTCTACCAGTATTTTCAAAAAGGCATTGATATTTTTATGATTGCTTCTATTGATGTTACGAAATGTGGTAAATTTTTGTTGTACTATTCCCTCTTTTTTCTCTGCTTCCAATAATTTCGAACTAGTAAAATCTCTCTGTAGTACATCATGTTCCCCGTTATAATACCTTTCACCTTTTTGCATATTCTTTTTTTGCTGGCTATCAATGTCATCATTTATAATATATTTCAATATATCGCTTTCATTCAATGCCCCTTCCGCCAGCAATTTCGCATTGATTAAGTCTGTTTGTGTTAAAAACAATATTATCACCTCACTTTATCCAATTTTAACATTTCTCATATCGAACTCACGACTATAGCGTACAGCGTCAATGCTATGATTGTTTTTATCTGGAAAACAGCCTTTAAAATTACCGTTTGCGTCCTTTTCGAGTTCATACTCCAAAAATTCCCTAGCGGTGTTAGGGCATCTTTTAGGGTCAATTACAATTTCTTCCAAATCCTGCAACCACTTTATGCCATATTGCACACTATCAGAACCTTTTTTTGCTTTCAACACTCTTAAATCATAACTATACATTTCTGCTATACTTTTTGGCTCTGCACTGTCACATATTACAACATCATTCCATTTATTTTCTTTTTTTACCAATTCTGCTGCTTTTCTATTGCTCAATTTTAGCATTTGAATTTCATAATAGATATACAAACGCCTTCTTGTTTTATCATAATGATTGACAGTATAGTGAAAAGGGTCGGCAGCATAGCCCCAGTCAATACCCCTAGCGATATGGTCAAAGTGACTGATTTCACTATCCGTAATTTCTCTAAGCGTTAAATTGGTAAAAACTTCACCGCCCGTACCGGTAACTTCGCCCATATATTCATGTTGATAGGCTTGGGGCTTTACGGCTTTGAGGTGCTCCGCCTCTATCAAAAACTGCTCCCCCAGCCATTCAGGCGGCACGGTCAAATACGTACTATGATGTACTAGTCGGTCATTTCTTTTCTGCAACACTTCCTCATTTACCCAATTTGACTGGCTTTGTGGCGGATTGTAGGAATAGAACACCACAAAATCGCTACCACCTCTTAACAACGACTGATTGATAGTACGAATTTCTTCCATACCAGCAAATTCGTCAACTTCTTCATACCAAATGTACTTACAATAGCCTTTACTAAATTTGATAGATTTGATTTTTTTAGGATTGTCAGCCCCTCGAAATACAATTTTATTTTCGTGTCCGTCAGCAACGTACTTCATTTCAATAGGGCTAATTTTGCTTTGCCAATACGCTTCAACGCCTAGTGCCGACACCGCCCATTGCAGCTGCTCAAAAACACTGCTTTGAAGCGTTTGACCGACTTTTCTTAGTACAACGGCGTTCGCTTGAGGGTCTTTCATCATACCAAGTATCACCTCTAGTGATATAAATGACGATTTTGTGCTACCTCTGCCACCTTTCAGCCAATAATGGGTATGTCGAAATTGTTTCAAATCGTTATGAATTTCATAAAAAGATGGTGCTATAAGCTGTTTTAAACTAGTCAAGTATATCGCCTTCTTGCATTGGTATGTCGTCCACAATCTGTACCATTGTTTCGCCCTGCAATTCTACTTTTTCCGTGAATAAAGCATATCTTTTCCCTATGAGTTCAGCAGCTTTGAGCCTGTCTTTCGCTGAAACATCTTTTTGCACCAAATCCTGTACGCCTTCCCCCGTCAACAAAGCGACTTGCTCTTTCTGCTCGCCCCTCATTACAGAAGTCAAATACTCCAAAACCTCTTGTGCATCAGCAATTTTCTCGGTTTTCAGCTTTTGAAGCTGCTGCTCTATATACTTTTTAATGTCAACATTTGTCAACAATCTTTGTCCTACTGCTCTCGCTGTCTTTTTAGAATACCCCGTTCGAATAGCCGCTTGTGTGGCATTGCAATCAACAAGGTATTCTTCACAAAAACGCTTTTGTTTTGCTGTCATGTGCCACACCTCCTAACAAAATAAATAATAAAAGGGAATAGCCCTTTGACCATTCCCAATATTTCATACTACCATTTTAACATACATCAATGTGCTATTGTGTGCCTTTTTTCAAAATTTTGTAATGCCTTCACGTGAATTTTTCTAATATAGTCATATGTATATTCCATTTCCTTTGCAATTTTCTTCAAATCTTTGTACTCCACATACCTTTTATATAATATTTCAATATACTGTACATTTTGCAATTCATTTATTTGATTGATAATACAATGCCTTTTGTTTACCAATTTGTCAATATCTGTATTGATTTCATTTTCTAAACACTCTATATTGTGTAGTATTTCTGTAAAATTTGCTGCATTTTGGGGACTTGTCTGTACTCTATCATTGGAATAGTCAACACCGCCTACCCCTATCAACTTCACCTTCAATGCTTCTAATTCCTTCAATTTTAAATTGATTTTCATATCTAATACTGGTAATTGCTGTAAATATTCTTTTGCTTTCACAATCGCTCACTCCCTTGTTTGTACTCGTACAATATGGTATACTTTTATCAAAGGAGTTCAGCAAAACGCTAGTTTTGCTTTTAAAGTTCTTTGCTTCTTTCTTTCAAGAAAAAAGTAGGTTGTTAAGGGCAACGCCCTTAATGCCTTTTATACTTCACCTTCAAAGCCTGCAAAAGCCCTTCCTGTACGTTTTCCTTTTTCTGTAGGCTTTGAAAAACTCTTTCCTCAATAGTACCTTCTACTATCAAATGATGTATAATTACCGCTTTTTGCTGTCCCTGTCTGTGAAGTCGGGCGTTTGCCTGCTGATACAATTCTAAACTCCAATTCAGCCCAAACCATACTATAATGTTACCGCCTTGTTGTAAATTTAGTCCGTGTCCCGCACTTTTTGGATGCACCAGAAGCAAAGGAATATTGCCATCATTCCAATTTTTTATGTCATTTTCTCCCTCTAATTTCACAGCAAAAGGAAATTTTTTTATTATACTGTCACAATCAAACCTAAAATTATAAAAGCACAATATAGGTTGTCCGTTAGCGGTGTCAACGATTTCTTCCAATCTTTCCAATTTTTTACTATTTGTTTTTACGGAACTGCCATCTTGTGTATACACCGCACCATTACAATACTGTAGTAGTTTATTTGTCAATGCTGTAGAAGTATTTGCGGTGATTTCCTGTTCCAAAAACTGCAAATAGCTTTCTTTTTCGAACAATTCATACGGTTTTCTTTCCAATTCCGAAAATGTCACCGCCTCTATCAAATCTATTCTAGCGGGCAATTTAAGCCAATCTTTGGCTTGCATACTCACGCAAATATCGGAAATCTGTTGTTTTATAGCGTTTTCCGCTCCTTTTTTGATAGTGTAATTAAATATTGTAGTAGCATTTCTTTGATTTGGCATAAAATATTTTTCACGATACGATGTGATAGTTCTGCCGAGCCTTTCGCCCCCATCAATCAAATAGAGTTGGCTCCACAAGTCCATAAAGCCGTTAGGGGCAGGGGTTCCCGTCAATCCAACAACTCTTTTAGACAGCGGCATGTATTTTTTCAATGCCTTAAAACGTTGAGATTTAGGGGATTTAAAGCTACTTAATTCATCAATGACTACCATATCAAAATACCAATTATTCCCTTTTTTGCTCATTTCTTTTACCAGCCACACAATATTTTCTCTATTGATAATGTAAACATCGCCATTGTCACAAAGTGCCTCTTCTCTTTGTGTCACTTTTCCCAAAACTTTCACGATTTTAATATGTTTGAGATGTTCCCATTTTTGGCACTCTCTGCTCCAAGTATCTTCTGCCACTCTCAGCGGAGCAATGACTAACACCTTTGTTATTTCAAAATTCCAATACATCAACTCATTTATAGCAGTCAATGTGATAACGGTTTTGCCTAGTCCCATGTCCAAAAACAGTCCAACTCTAGGAGTATCAAGCACTTTCTGTATTGC